ACACCTTTATGGAAGATTTGAGTAACGCTTGTGTAAGCAACTCTATCTCTTCCAAGATATTCTGTAGGTGCTGCACCTTCTTGAGCTTTAGTTGGCTCAGAAGAAACTGTGTGAGAGTCTGCAGCTTGGATTTGCCAGAAAGTAGATTGTAAAACCTTACCTCCGTTTAATCCTCCTGTAGCAGAAAGAAAAGGTGTTCTTTGACCACCTACACGAAATAATTCACCAGTAAAATTATTAATATTCTGGGAATAAATTGTATTACCTGTCAGAGAAATCCCTGCCATTTTATACCTCCGTAAGTTGTCGTATTAAATTTTCTATTACTTGTTTTTGTTCTGTTCTATTAAAGTCATTTTTGCTCTAAGAGCATCTTTAACTGTTCCCTTAGAAATAACTTCTTGCAATTGAGCAGAAACGTCTTTAGGCACATCTGATGTAGAATTTGCATCAAGTGCAGCTACTCTAGCTCTAGCATCATCTTGTACTGGTGGTGCAACCTCAGGTTGTGGTTCTTCCATTACTTGACCACTAGTTTCAAAACCATACTCGTCTTTAGCAAACTGTGCGATAGATTCTGCGTTAACAGGACCATCATACACTTGTTTCAACGCCTTACCGAAACCTTTGTCAGTAGATAAACCTATCTCTTTGAAAACATTATCAATTTCTTTTTCTTTAAAAGAAGCTAACTCTGTTTCAAGTTTTTTGATAGTTTCATCTTTTCTATCAATTGTTTCTCTCATTTGTTTTACACCATGTTCTGATGGTGCATCAAATTCTTCCATTTGTACCTCCACTATGTGTTAACCTATCAGACAAGACCATAGGCATCTTGCCGTGGTGCTACCTTTACCACTTGACTTACATCTCTGGTAGCTTCAAGCTATAAGTCCATTACTCTACGATTTTTAATACGAGCTTTCAACGTAGGCTCCGAAAGCTGATTTGCAGGTCTATTAGCGGACCACGCAACGCCTAAATCTATTATACACTAATCTTCTATAAGTCCAGTAATTTGTTTACCTTTTTTAGCAGCCCCTAATGTTATCCCACCAAAGTTAACAGCTATGTCAGCTTGTGTACGTGCTATATTTTTACTTGCTTGTATATCACCTAAAGCAGCTTCTTCTAATGTAGATAAATCTAGTTCTCTACCAACAGTTTTAGCAGCTTGCATAATATCTGCAGCACTTTCATATAATGTTGCAGCACGTTCTACTGTCAATCCTCTTTGTCTAAGGTCTTTAAATTTTTCAAATGTAGTATTAAATCCTCTAGATGCAGCTTGTGCTTCAATACGTAATGTAGTAATTTCATTGTTAAGTAAACCATCTTCAACGTCTTTATTTATTAATGCACCAAATATTGCATCATCTGTAGCTTCAATACCATAATTTCTAGCAAACAATTCTCTAACTTTAGGTATTTCATCTATTACTAAATTATAAACTGTATCAATTCTATCTTGAAATTCTGTAGGTGCTACACCAGAAGCTACTAAATTTCTAAATTGTTGTGTAAATTTACTAGTATCTGTTATTCCATACTCAGATAATGTTTCTTGAAAAGAATAGATATTACTCATAGCATCTATTTCTGACATTACTAACGAACCATCATCTCTACGCAAGTAACCAAAATCTCTTTCCCATTCTTTTGATTGACGTAATGTACCTAAAGCAGCTGTAGGATTTCCTGTTTTTGCCCAAGCTTTTGCATAAATATCTAATAAATCATCACTAAGAAAAGAATAAGTAGTTTGTGCTACACTAAGACCTGTTTGATAATCGTATGTACTAGTTGTATTAGAAGTATCAGTTGTTGTACTAGTAGGAGCAAATTGTACTTCAGTACCATCTTCAAGAGTTACTTTTCCGTTATTATAAGCAACAACTCCCATACCTTCAAATTCTTTTAAATCAGATGTAAGTGTCCAACCTTGTTGTTCATATTCTTTAACTAAAGCAGCATCTACCATAGAGTAAGAACCACTACTTGTACGCATTTGTACTAATGCCATTATTTATTACCCCTTACTGTTCTAAAATCTTGAATAGGAATAACTCCTGAACCTAAAGATTTAGTCATATCTGAAAATAAATCTGTTGTAACATTTGCATAACCACGTTCTAAACCTTCTAAACGAATCATTTCTTTTTGTTTATTAATATCATTAGTTGTAAGTATGTCAGCAAATATTGCATCTTCTTCACTTACATCAACACCCCAAATAGTGCTTACAAGTGTTTTAGCATTTGTCATAATGTTTGCCCATGGTATATCTTTATCCCAATTGGAGTTAAAAGCATAGCGTTCATTTTTTAATGTATCTTCAAATTGTTGTGCAAAGTCAGGATTATTTACATAAGAACCAGCTAATTCAGACATTTTAGCAAGATAAGGTGCATGCAATTCTTTTGGCAAATAAGTATCTAATAAATTTTGTATTTTATCTTCACCTTTATTTGAAAAACCTACAACACCATTATCAATTACATTTTGAAAATCCTCTGATACTTCGTATATTGAATTTTTTTGTGTAGCACCAGTAAGTTCTGATGTTAATCTAGCATTACCCCAAGCACCAGATGCCCATTTTGTAGCAGCATATCTAATACTTTTATCATCTAATGTAGCTTCTAAACTTTGTAATATACCTACAACTAAATTGTATCCATCTTTATCTAATGCATCTGCAGCAACTTTATCTTTACTATATTTTTTCATACGATTAAACATATCTGCACTGTAACCGTATTCATTTATAATTGAAAAAAATCTATTTTCTGGGTCTAATTCTAAATTACTTTGCCAATTTTCTGGGTCTTCTATCATTGCTTCTGCAACTAAATTAATATATCTATCGTCATTACCCCATGGTTCTGTTTCTGCTAAGTTTCTAACTTTTTCTATAGTTCCTGAAATTATATTACCTTGATTATTTATATCGTAAATATCTCCAGCAGCCCATAAATTATTTGTATCTTTTATTTCTTCCCATTTTTTTGGGTCATAATACTGATAACCTGCAATAGGTGTAGTAAGTTTACCTAACGAATCAAAACCAATACTAGGTGCATCAGTTATTTTTTCTAATTCATTTTTATTTAAAGTCCAATAAAAAATAGTATCGCCTTCTTGATATGCTAAAAAGAATTGTCCTTCTACTTGAATTAATGTAGTACCTTGTGGACCATAATCTATTTCGTATGACACTATCTACCTAATCCTTTAATCATATTATAAACTTGTTCTGTAGGAGTTTTACCTTTACCTAGTTTACTTTCTGCATATTTAGTTTCCATCCAAACACTAGGAGATAATTTCATTTGACTAGCAAAATTTTGTTTAGCACTTTCCATCATTTTTTCTTCTATATTCTCTGCACCAGATGCATCACCCATTAATATTTTAGATTGTGCCAATCCAGCTTGTGCTTGTGCTGCACCACCTGCTCTAATAATTCCAGCTAAAAAGTTAGCAGCTTCTGCTTTTACCCACCAAGTAGCAATACTACCTAAACCAATTGCTCTAAGTCCTGCTTCTAAACCTTCTGATATAGGGTCAAGAACTGCACCTAATTTAGATATACTACCTCTAGGTAAACCATTAGCATCTTCTATTAACTCATTACTTACCATATTTTTTAATTCTTCATCAATTAAATTATTCTTAAAATCAGTTTTAGTTGGTGCATCTTGCCCAAATCTCCTGTTTGTGTCACTTTCCATTGGACCTTCACCTTCAATTTGGTCAGGTGGAAAACCATCATCTACTACATTTGTAGGTGTGTTATTTTCTTCCATTAAGTATTTAACCTCCAAGCAAGATAATCTTTTTGCATTTGTTCTTTATTTATATTAGTTTGTCTAAATTCTACATCAGCTTCTGCTTCTTCTAAAAGTTCTCTTTTAGCAGCTTCTAATGGATTTTCTACTTCAAATTCTGGTTTTAATTTTTCAAAGGTAACATAGCCACCAACCATTTGACCTGGTTCTGCACCCATTTGTTCTAATGCTGAAGTACCATAAAAAGTATCATAAACTTCACCAGCTTTAACTGCTTTGTCTTGTGCAACTAATGCTTTTACATAAGGACTCCATTGCATTGCAATATTTGTAGAAAAATCTGACATACGTTTATCTGACATATCTTTACCGTATATTTGTTTATAAAGACTAAATAAATCATCTTCTAACTGTGTAAAAGTAGGTTGTCTTACAGATGCTTCTATTTGTTTAGCTGTAGCAATATCTATTCTAGTTTGTTCTTGTTCTTTTAAATTTAAATATTCTTTTAATGCAACACCAAATACTTCTTTTGATTCTATTAACTCAGCACTATCTTGTGTAGTAGCAAAGTTAATACCACCAAATAAACTATTTATATCTGCATTTTTTGAACCATTAGCAAAACCTTGATTAATTTTATCTTGTAAATTGTTACGTTCATATCCACCTGGTGCATAACTATCCATTGTTTCTAGTGCATAATTTAAAACTTCTCCAATAAATGCTCTAGTAACTTCACCTTTTACACCATTTATTTCATCTGCTAAATCATCTTCTGTAATATATCCTGTATCAATAGCAGCATCTTGTATTGCTTTAGTTTGTGTTAATGTAAGCGAAGATAAAAATGCATCAAAAAAATTAGTTGCAGGAAATATATTTGTTTTATCTACCTTTACAGTTTTAATCTGTCCATCAACAACTAAAGGATTACCTTGTTCATCTTTAATTGTTAAATATCTTTCATCAGTATTACTAAAAGGAAAAGGTACAGGTGCAGTATTATTACTTAGATTAGATAAACTTGTTACTGCTTGATTAACAATTAATGATATTTGATTTATATCAGCTGTGTCATCAGCAATTAGAGTTTCTAAATATTGACCCATTTGTACATTTAAACCAAAACTTGATGGGTCATTAATAATATCGTTTACTTTTAACCCTGTGTCAGCTTCTAGTTGTGCAATTTCTTCTGCAGTAGCCATTAACGATTACCTATTGTCCTTCTTTTTTCTTCTAATGCTGAAGTATAGTCCATAAACTCTGTATCCCCAGCAAATAAACGTATAATTACATTTTGATAAACAGATAAAAACTCTGGATAATCTTCAATAATACCATATGCACCATCTGCAACACGTTTTCTCATAGTAAATGCAACTGGGTCTTTAGAGTTTCTCCACCATGTAGTAGAGCCTGTACCACTTTCTTCTTGTGACATCTCTACCATTGGATTCCAGTAGTTTTCATAAAACAATTTAAAACCTTGTCCTGATTCATAATTTTGTGGAAAATCTAAAGTTAACCAATAAGTTTCCATTTCTTCAAATATATCTTGTGGACTTGCAGTACTACGTTTACCATATGCATCATTGTATCCAGGATATGCTTCTTCTAATGCATTTGTATATGCACGTATTAAATAATCTGAATATGCATTATCACCAAATGTAGCTTTAGTTTGTTCTGCATATCTTTGTTTTCTAAACCATGCAGCTGTATCATTTGATGCATAATTCCATTCAAGTGGATTTCTAGTAGTTTCATATATCATTTGGTCAAATGTACGTTCTGCTTGTGGATTAGATGGATTTAATAAATTGTAAGAATTAGGTAACAATTGTATTTCTTTTTCATGTTTCTTTTTCCATTGAACAACAGACCTATCGTATACTTTTGCACCAGCTGTTTTATCTTTTGTTGTTGTTGTTAAATAAGCATGGTCTATACCATAAAAACTATAAAATTCATTAGCAGCAAGTTTTTGATTTCCATAATGCTTTTGTACTAATTTGCTATATTCTTCAGCTAATACTGCAGTTGCCCACCATTTACCTGATTTATCTTGTATAGCTGATTTAAGTACAAAACCAGTAGGCAAACCAAATTGTGCAAGAGAACGAAATACTAATGATTGTTGAGCTTTTAAAGCAGACCATTTTAAAGTTGCTTTATCTAATATTTCAGGTGTTAACTGTCCTGGTTTATAAGGATACGCATCTTTACCTGTTTCTTGAAAATATGTAAGTAACTCATCAAAACCAACAACTTCTCTTTTACCATCCCAATTATCCATCAAATCATTAATGTACTTATCAAGTTGTCCAGTTTCTAATAGCCTTTGTTGGTCATAACTTGATTTAACTGCTTCAAATAAATTAAGTGTAGATTCTGCACGCATACTCATATGCATATTATTCATGTCCCAATTAATAAAATTATTGTCTGGGTCTACGTATGTATCACTAAATGTTTCACGAATTAAATCAATACCAAGTTTACTACCTTTTGTACCAGCTCTATATTTGTTATACCAAGGATTTGGACTACCCTTAATAGCTTCTGCTAAATCTTTTGGTGGTGGAAAATCTCCAAAAAATTGGTCTTGGAATTTTTGATTTACTTCTGTTGCATCCATTAATTCATCTATAGCAACTTGTACCATTGGTTGTGAACTAGGAAATGCTTGTGTACTTACCATGTTTATACCACCTAAGTAACCTTTAGCTACCATTTTAAAGTTAGTACCATCACCATAAAGTAAATTGTTAAATGTTTCATTCCATGGATACAAAAATGTTTCTTGGTCACTAATAGGGTCAATACCAAAATATCCTTCACCTGCATAAACATCTGTACCTGTTAATGTTTGAAAACCTTTATTTGCTAGGTTTATATTTTTACCCATAAATGGATTTTCTACAAATGCTTTACCCCAACGTTTACCTACTTCAATAAATACTTCTGGGAAAGGAAATATATTTCTAGTAACATCTGAAATCCTATGTCTATTTTTAGTATCATACAAGTAAGATTTCATTTCTCTTACTGCATAAGAACCTGCTAAGTCTGACCAAGCACGATAATTATCTTGTGTACCTGATTGTAAAGCTGCTATACCTTTAATTTTTTTAATCATGTAATTAGGTATTTTTGCTTTTTCAGCTTCATCTATAAATTTAGCTTGTAATGCAGGACTAAATTTTTCAAAGTTACCAGATAAAAACAACCAACGATTTTGTTTAAATATAGGACTTCTGTTTAATCTAGCTAATGGTGACGCTAATAATGTATCAAAAATATTTTCTAAGAATAAATCATACTTTTCTAAAGCTCCAGTGCCTGGAATATTTAAATTAGGATTTTTAGGAAGTATTGCATAACCAAAATCAAATATTAAATTACCATCTTCATCAACAGCTTCTATATAATTCTTAATACCTCTAATAAATTTATCATTATCTTTAGGTGTATATTTATCATAAATTTGGTCATATTTAGGAAGTAATTTTATTTCTGTACCATCAACGTCTTTAAATACACCATGAGCAATACCTTTACGTAGTTCTAAACTACCTGTAAATCCTTTAGTTACATCATAATTTGGAATACCATCAGCACCATATGTGTAATCTACACCTTCTTGTAATGCCATACCAGTATTCATTCTGATTTCAAACTCACGTTCTTTAAGATATTTAATCCAATTTTCTTGTATTCTTATATCATCAGCACCATTTGTTTGCCCTATTGTGAATGTTGAACCAGTTGCATCTATTAATCTATCACGTAATTTAATTGCGTCATTAGTAGTAGACCATGCAACAACATCATCAAAACTGTCATAACTTGCAACTTTTCTAGATATAGGGTCTAGATATAATTTTTTAAATTGAAATATTCTTGCTTCTACTGCTCTACTATTTGTAGGTTTAACTGGTTGATATATTGTATTTCTTTTATTAATTTTTGATACGTTAAAATCGTTGTAATTTAAATTAGCATTGATAGCTTCTAAATGTAAATGACCTAATGTAACTTCATTTACATCTTGTCCACTATCCATAACATCTTTCATAAGTTTTTTTACCCATGAACGTTTTGGCAAATAACCATAACTAAACAACCATTGCATATAAAACAAAGGACTATCCAATGCACCTTTTAAATTAGGATGTACAGCAAAATATAGTTGTTCTTCTAATAAAACTCTTTGTGTTAGTGCAGGTTTAACAATAGTTTTAGGCTTAAACAATCTTCCCATCCAGGTATCTAATACCATAGTAACAACATCATTTTGTATTCTAGGTGTAGGTATTTTTATATTTTTAATGCCTTGTTCTTTTAATTCTTTTGCATAAATTTTTACACCATCCATAAATGTTCCTAATTCTAGTTCAGGTATTTCATCAAAATATTTACCTAAAGTTCTATCTACAACACGTCTATTTAATAATGGTGCGCCTTGTGATGCAGCTTCAGATAACTTAGTTATTGTTGGAATAAATGTTGTTTCTCCAGAATCAGGATTAGTCATACGTGCTGTCCATGGACTTGTTAACATTTTACCTTTAGGGTCAACTAAATACATTTGTATTTGTTCTTCATTGTCAAAAATATTGTTGTAATGTCTTTGAAGTATTTCTGCACGTTTAGGATTTGTTTTAACAGCAACATCATCTATTTGTGCTTCTGCTAATTTTCTTGCAAATTTATTAACATTGCTTATTGTATAGTTCATACTAATAAATTCATCAAGCAAATTGTCAGCAACTTTAGACGATAATCCAGTTGACATAATTTGTTTAACAACAGTGTTATATCCTTCTAGCTTACTTGCATATGGTATATTTGAACCAGGAAGTATAGACATTTTTTTTCTCCAATATGGTGACATGCCTCCTGTTAATTCAGAATAAAATCCGAGATTTCTACCTAAACGTTCTCCTTTATTTTTCCAAATGTTGTAATCATTAATGTTTAAAACTTTTGTATCATCTAAAACTATCGGTTTAGTAGTACGTAATGCACTTGCTGCACCTCTATAAACACCTCTAAAAGATTTATCTGTTACTTCTAAAGCCTTACCTACAGACCTACCAGCAATAGAACCTAATGAAGGTAAGCCAGGATTAACACCTGTAGCTTTTTTAATTGCTTCATTAAGTATGTACGATTGACCTTTAGGTAATTCTTGTAAGAAAAATGGTGTATCTAATCCTTTTAATTGATAACCATCACCATAAGCATATGTAAATATATTTTTTAATTCCTGTTTATCATCAGTTTTAGCTATTAATTTTTTAATTTCAGGTGGAAAGTTTCTTGTCCATGAATTGTTTTCAAGTTCTAATATGCTACTTGTTTTAGCTAAATCGTTTATAACACCTGATTCATCTAATCTTGTAACTAATTTTGTTGGAGTACCTGCTAATACACCTTTTACAGTAAATCCCATTAAACCATACTCTCTTTTGAGTTTTCTAGTTTCTTTACGTGCAAGTTTTAATGTATCAGAAACTTCAGGTACAAATTTATTAACACGTAATTTTTCAATATCAATTGTATCTAAAGTACCTAATACATCTTCTACAGCTTCACCTGTAACAGGATTTTTATTATTAGCTATAGCCCAATCAGATACTATCTGTCTTTTTTTAACAGGACTATATAATTCTTCATAATCATTAATTTTGTTAACAACTTTTAATAATTTTTTAGATTGTTTAACACCTTTAATAATTCCACCAGTTACTAATTCTGGAATAATTCTAGCTTTACCATCTATCCAACCTGATGCTGTATTGTATGCTTCAGAACCTACACGATAATTCATTGATGCTTGGTATCTTCCTTGTGAGTAAGGTATTTTAATTCCAAGTTTTTCATTAATATTCATTTCATTACGTTTAGAATATTCATCAGCTAATTCAGGATTATAAATAAAACGTCTACCAGCAAAGGCTTCTATTTGATTAGGACTTTGTATTGATGTCCAGTTTATTTCACCATTTTCATTAGGTTTAACAATAGGTGTACCAATACGTGCATAAATGTATTTTTTAGCTTCATCTTCAGTCATACCAGAATTTATTAAATCTTCGTATTCTGGCATATTTTCAGCTAATAAAGATTCTACAGTTAGTACATTATCTCTATTGTAATTAACAGGTCTACCTAAATTAATTTGATTTAACATTTCAAACAAATAGGCTTCACCACCAAGACTTTTAGCTTCTTTAGCAAATTTTATCCATTGTTTAGTTTCATCTAACCAATTTTCTTTTTGACCTAAACCTTCTACTTTTGTTGCAGATAAATCAATAGGTATAAATTTTTGTGCTTCTTCTCTTGTATAACCAGCTTCTAAATATCTATCCATAGCATTCATTTGCTGTGCATAAGCCCATATTCTAGAATTAAATATCATATGATTATCTTTAAGTAAATACTTTGCACCAGGTATTGCATATAACAATTTTTCTGCTGGGTTTAAATTATCGTATTGTTCTGATGTAATAAACTCTTTTGTTTCTTCGTTATAGTAAGGTTCCTCAATAGTTGGAGAAACATTAAAAGGATTATATTTAACGTATGCTTCTGTTATAGCATCATGTAATGCAACATACCATAGTGATGTTTGTGTTTTACCAACTTTAACTTTTTCTTCTCCACCTTTAACAATACGATTGTATGGTGCAGTGGCTAAAGAAGGTAAACCAAATAATATATCACCATAATTCATAGTCATATCTTCAATATGTTTACCTGTATTATGTTTTTGTCTAGATGCTTCCCAAACTTCACCAGCTTGTGCGCACCACTGTTTTGTATAGTCATCACATAATTCTTGTAGTGATGGACTATCTACAGGTATTTCTGCATTTTTTGCAATAGGGTCTAAAACTTCAATAGGTAAAATTGCATAACGTTCTGTTAATGCATTTAATCTAGTTGCGTATTGTGGATTAGCTTCTAAATATTCTTCTGCAGCTTTGTACTTTTGTCGTTCAAGATTTGCATTTATACCAAACTGACGTTCATCTTCAAGTTTATAAAACATTTATGGTTTCTGTGCTTGTCTTGCATTGTACAATTGTTTAAACATAAGATTATCTGGATTTTGTGTAACTAATGTTTCTAACAAAATATCGTAATCATCAGCTAACAATTGTGGAGGTCTATTTGGATTACCACTTAAAATAGAACCAGCTGTATTATTTTCATAAGGTCTATCAGTTCCTGCAAATATAAGAGCTTCTAATCCACCAGAAGTTTCTGACGGTCTAGCATTTACTTGTGGAGATTCAGGTTCTTTAGGTAAACCGTTAACAGCTTTTTGACCTCCAACAAATGCTTTGTTTTCATTATAACCAGCATTTGGCAATCTACGAATAGCTTGTTTGTCAGCAGGTCCGCCATCTGTTCTATTCATACCTGCACCTGCACCAGGAATTGCAGATGGAATAGCTGTAGGTTTTTTAGGTGTTCTTTCACCACCACGTCTATTTTTACTCATACATGTCCTTAGTAATTAATATTATTATTCCTTTTTGTGGTTGTATGATTTCTACAATGTTATCGTTCATAACATCAAGTTCATCTACAACTCCATACTCCTGATAAACCAGTTCCCAAAAAGCATCTTCGTAATCCATTACAATCCAAACGCAGCTGCTAATGAAGGAGGTTGTCCACCACCTTGTTGTGCCATCAACTGTTGTTGTATCATAGCCATTTGTTCAGGTGTCATCTGTGGTTCTTCAGGTGTATAAAACTGTTTCATTATATCTGTAATAGCATTTGGATTTTCATATATAGCTATTGCAGCCATAGTTGCAGCACTATCTCCTTGTGCTGACCTAGACAATATACTTTCAAATAAAACATTTTCTGCTTTATTTTTACGTATACGTTCTTGTACCTTTTGTATGTTTTCTAAACCATCAATATTATCTTGTAATGTTTCTACGTCTATAACACCTGCTTGTAACAATTGCAACCCAGTTACAATTTTCTGTGGTTCATCAAATCCAGCCATAACACCATAAACACGTCTTGTTCTATAGTCACCACCAATATCAGTTAATGGTTGGTAGTTTTCTGAAAATGCAGTTCCGTTTAAATAACCTGCCATAGGTTTTTTAGTAATGTTATTTGAGTAAGATAAAATAGTATCAAGCTCTAAACGTTTAGCATCCATTTCAACTAAACCATGTTTTATAATTTCTCTATACTCATTAATCATAAGTGACATAGCACCATTAAGTTCTTGTAAACCTGCACCAGTTACAAATGAGTTAGGTGACTGTGCGTCATCAGTTACTGGATAACCACCAACTAAACGCAATTGTCTTTCTAATCTATCAATTTGTTGGAACAACTGGTACGGCATGTTATTTTGTGGTTTAGAAACTTGGGTACCTGGAGCTAGATAATTAACGGCAAATCTACCTTTTCTATATTGTCCCGATTCTATCTCTCCAGATATGTTAGTTTCTGTAAACACAGAGTCTTCCATAGCTATAGCTGACATAATATTTATTTTTGCCATCATAGCCATAAGACCTATAACATGGTCGTATTGTCCTTTAAGCATGTCAAAAGATACTCTTTTAACAAATACAAATGGTGGAGTTGATAGTACGTTAGGTATAAAATCTAAAATTAAATTTCTTTCTGGAAATATAACATAAGTACCACCTTGGTCATAGTATTCAATAATACGGACACCTTGTGATGTATTATCTTCCCATTGTTGTTCACGATTAGTATCGTATGACATAAATGGTGTAGCGTAGTCTTGATATTCTTGACCAGTGTCATCTTCATCAATCTTTAAAATATCATTTGCAAATTCAGGATAAATTTGTGCAAGTTTATATCTAGGTACTCTACGTACAACAGCTAACTCTCTAGGTTTTTGGTCTGGACCAAAACTTCCAGGGAATGTATCATAAGGGTCACGTAGTTCAGCACTTGGGTAGTAATAACCATTTTTATCTCTTTTAGTAGTTATAACCCATGCTGCAAAACCATAACCAGGTAGCCATCTAGATGCTTGTGCTAATTGTAAATTTAAATTTTGTTTTTCATCATAACTAGTAACAATACGTTCTAGTTTTTCTGCACGTACTTTTGCTCTTGTAGAATCTGCATCATTAGGTACATCTACACGTACATTAGGTACACCAGATATTTTTTGTGAAAGTCTGTCAATACCAGACTGTAACATGTTAGGAGCTGGTAATAAATCAGCATCAGAGGTTTCCATTGTATCACCTAGTAATGCTTTTATACCATCAGGACCACCATTAAGAATAGCTTTTATTCTAGCTTTACTGACTTGTCTGACTCTGACATTTTCTCCAGATGTTAAATTAGCTGCATTAGCTAAAACTTCTTTATAACTTTTTTGGTCTATATTCTCTATGCCCATGGTGCGTTGTTTATCTCCGTCATCTTGTAATCTCCGTAACTAGGATTATAGTCTAATCCTATGTCAGCAGCATGCTCTTTTTGCATACGCCTAAACACTTTCATTGGAAACCAAGCTGCCATAACTATATCAGTTTTAGCTTTGTTTCTTTTTGAAACAGGCTTACCATCAAAGTATAACAGTTGTTGCCTATATTGTTGTACTTTTGCATTTGACATACCATCACCAACAGGAAGATGTATACGTTTATTTTCAAATAAATCTGCCATAGCACCTACACCATAAAGTGGGTCATGTTTGTTTTTACCTGTAAGGTGTCCTTGTACTGTTATACCTGTACGTAAAGTAAATTCTTTTATACCTTCGTCCATACGTATAGCAGACTGAAAACCATTTTCTTCTACTATCCAATGTCTACAATCGTAATCATGTAACCATTGAGCCATGCAATCAAGTGCAGCTCTAATACCTCCACCTTGTCTATTTTCTATATCTATAAGATATAACTCTCCTCTGTACTGGTCTATACCCCAAAGTACTGCTGCTTGATAACCAGATGATGCAGGGTCAAGTCCAGCTACTAAATACAAATTTTTATAAACTTGTCCTAGTACCATGTCAGACCTCATGCATTGGTCAATCATATCCATAGTAAATATTTGCGTACCTTCTACGTATGCCTGGTTGTAATAAACCATTTCAAATGTTTGTCTACCACCTGTAGATTCTGCAGATTTTAATCTAGACATTAACCATTTAAAAGAACGTTTAGTAGGCCATAACATACAACTGTCATGTAAATCTTCTTCATGTTCTGGTATCTTACACTCTAAACTATGTGCAGTTTCTACTATTGTTGTAAAGTTATCTGATTCAAGTAAGTGATTATATAAATCATCAGGGTGCTGTCTTGACCCAATTACAACTACAGCAGTATGTTCCTCTTTACGACTAGATAATGTTGTAGTCCACCATTGTCTTGTACTTTCTCTAGCACCAGGTTGCATAGTTGTTTGATGGTCTTCAATGTCGTCAGCAATAATAATATCGCAGTCACGTGATAATATCTTTCCACCTTTACCTACAGCAACCATAGTTGGTGATTTAATACCTGGTACTGTTCTAGTACCTACAGTAAATTGATTTTGTGACCAGTTTTTACCTGACCTATTGTCTGGTTTAAAACTTGTACCTGGTGGACAGTATGCATCACGTAGTTCTTCGTTTGTATCTAGTACATCTAGTACAGCAGATAATGCGTTTTTAGCTATGTCTTCGTTACCACCTACCCACATAATTCTTGTATTAGGGTTTTTGCATATTTGATATACAGCAAAATGTATTAATAATTCTGTCTTTCCATGTCGTGGGGGTGACAGTATTAATAATTCTTTACCGTTATCTATAGAATCAATAATGTTATTTATCCAGTTAGTATGAAAATCTGCGGTTTCGTATTTCTTACCCAGCTCTGTTCTAAAGTATTTAGAGCGAAAGCTAGAAAAATTTTCTAATGCTGCTACAGCTTCTGAGGATAGTTCCCAATCCTCTGCTGCTATTTGGTTTCTAGTATCTATTTTGTAGGCAGCAAGCATGCGACTAACGGTAGCTGAAGTGCAACCAAGGAGGGAAGCTGCGTGAGCTACCGTCATGTCGCCAGTTGCAACTGAGTCAGCAAAACCTTCACTTACGAAAGCTCGGTAGTACTGACCTCTCCTGACTGAGGCGTAGTCGCCCTCGTCAGAATTTCTTTCTACATTGATTGGTTTTTCAATTCTATCGTTGTGTCGTTTGTCAGAGGCAAATTGTCGTTTCTGGCAGGTGGGAGAACAAAATTTACGTTGCTTACCCTTCAATCGCTTCCTACAACCGTTAGCTATGCATACAACGTTTTTTGGTGTATCTACCATTATTTAACTATTCCTCCATAGATGTTTGTATAGTGAGAATTATATGTTATAGTACTCCTAATTACAAACACTAAACACAAGTATTTTGTTACAGGTGAAGGTGCAATCGGGATGCAGAAAGCTGCTGACTGGCAAGACAGTAACGTAGAAACGCAAAAGCAGTACCCAAGGATTTAAGAAAAGGTTTAGTTAGCATAAATAACACCTATGCCCGCTCATGCCCTAAATCATTGGGTCTTACAGATTACCAGTATATTTTTTTAGACATACATTAAATAATAGCAACGT